CGGGGATGACATCTCTTTCTGGAGAAGTCGAAAAAGCATCCTTCTCCTGAGGAAGACGCAAAAGGCTTATTCGCTTCAATAAAAGAAATCTTCCAAAAACTAAAGAATAAGCCCCTCTGGAGCAAATAGAATAAAAATAGTGTATTCATACTGCTCCCACTCCGATTGTGCACGAGAGCTATCTTATTTTTCGTTTTTTGGCATATTCCACTGCTTCTTCGCAACGATTAAAAAAAAGAAGAGCAGGTGCGCCTCCCACGCACCCACTCTCTTGAAGGTTCGACAACTGGGAATGTCGGGGTCAGCCGATACCAGCCAACCCCGACCTGTTACTAATCCCTAAAGCCTAGAAGTTAGCTTCAGGGATGACTCTCCTCCGGTCTGGAAACGCCCATAAGACGTTCCCAAACACGGAAGGAGTAAAGGTTACCTGAACCCAGCCATACTGGCTGAGATCAAGGTCAGGCTCAACCCACGCTTCAAGGTATTTAAACCCGGAAGCATGCATTGCCTCCACATCGATAGGCTCACTGAGATCCCTGCTCTTTAGAACAGGTTCTTCAGTAGGGTCATTCGATGTATAGCAACGGATCGTAAAGCTAGCCATCTTGAACCTCCTTCAACGATTTCAGAATCCGGAAGCAATTGCTCAACCAGCGATGCCAACGTAGGTCAACCGCATTTGCAAAAGCGATCCGCGTTCGACCTGGGTATGCTCTGGGTTATTTCATCTTCTCAAAGTGTGGAATATGTTTTGAGAATCCGATCAACTTCTTTCCGAATCTCCCGAAGCGTATCCACAAGGAACTTATTCGCCTTTCCTAAAAATTTTTCTTGACAAATTCCAGAATTCGTTTAATTTATGAATCATGATTATGGAACGACGTGTCTCACACCGCCACCTTTTCGGTGGTCAGACTATTACCTGGCAAGCTTTTGACGAAGAAGAAGCGAAAAAGCGTGGGATTTCCTATTCCTACTGGAAGGATATCCACTATTCCCAGGAAACTGCAGAGAAAGTGCCCTTTTTTGTCCTTTCCGATGACGGAATCGTGGTTCCCATCTACTCCATTTCCTTCATTCGCTCCGGAATCGTCCTCAGAAGCGCTTTTGGAGAATTTCATCTCCCCAATAGTGGGTCTCGGTACTATCATGACCGAGCAAAAATGCTCGTTCTCAGCGAAAATCGCTCTCAAACCGAGGATTATATCAATTATAAGTCCACTCCTGGGGCACTTTTACGGGGAGCAGTAGTAAGAATGGCGGCAAATGGTCTGGATGTTGGAGAAATCGTCAATATTCTCTGTGTTTCGCCGAAAAGTCAGCGAGCGACAAAGATAAAACAGTTCTATAAAAGCGAGGAGTGTACCAGAATGGTAAGAGAAGAAGTCAGAAAAATACTAGAAAACTGTGGAGTTACCGAAGAAGCGGTAGTCCAAATGCTTCTGGAGGCAAGAGAAGTTGCATTGGAGAAGAAAGATGCTGCCAATATGCTTCGGGCTGCAGAAAATTTCGTGGATATGTATGGAATGAAGGAGAAAGATCGACAAATTGACACTCGAACTTTCGAAGTGGAGTCCGAAGTGGAAGACCTAAAGAAGTTGGAGAAAGTCTCCGATCGTCTCAAACTTACTCAAAAGGAGGAGAAAGATGGCAAAGAAATCTAATTGGATTGCCAAAGCCGCAAAAAGCATTTCCGAGAAGGGAACGGAAGGTGCTTTCACTGCTCAGGCACATGCCGCTGGATATAACGATGTTCTTGCTTATGCAAGACATGTTCTGGCGAATAAGTCTCGCTATGATACCCGAACTATAAGACGAGCAGTATTTGCTCTCAATGCGAACAAATGATATCTGATTTCTCTCTGATTCTGAAGGAATTGAAGAAAGAGTTTCCCGAAGCAACCGACTTCGAGATATTGAAGATGGCGATGCGGATTTCTATTCCCATCTTTGCCACCACTTGTCTTCCCAGGTCGGTACCCTTGACAATGCCGGAGGTACACTTTGAAATCTACGATCTCCTTCAGGATAGAGAAACGAAGAAGCTGGCGATTGCACTGCCGAGAGGAATGGCGAAGAGTACGATTGCCTCGTTTATCTACATCCTTTGGGAAGTCCTCCACAAGTCCCCAGGCAAGGACTTATTCGTTGTTCTTATCTCCGAGTCCCGCAGTCAGTCAATTAACTTTCTTACCCGAATTAAGAATACTTTGGATCACAATAGGAAAATTCGGAAATACTTCGGAGACCTCGGTTCCAACACTGCGGAACGCTGGAGAGAAGATGATATTATTCTTGCCAATGGGGCTCGGGTTCTTTCTCTTGGTACTGGTCAGAAAGTTCGGGGATTGATAAAAGATGACACTCGTGCGAATATTATTGTTCTTGATGACTTCGAATCCGAAATGAATGCCAATACTGCAGAATCTCGTGCTTCCAACCGAAAGTGGATTACGGAAGCTGTGATTCCTTCTCTTTCTCAGCCGGATGGAAGAATAATCGTAATTGGTACTACTATTTCTGAAGATTGTTTCCTTCAGTGGGTGAAGGATGCTCCGGATTGGAAAGTAATCTGGAAATCGATTATTGATGACGATGGGAAGAGTATCTGGGAAGAAATGTATCCGATGGAAAAGATCGAAGAAATCCGACAAGGTTTCGAACACATGGGCAATATTTCTGGATTCTTTCAAGAATACATGAATGAACCCCAAGCTCCAGAAGATGCACCTTTCCGACCGGAATATATTCATACCTATGAGGGAAAGATTGAAGAAGTAAACGGAGAATGGTATATTGACTATTTGGGAGAAAAACGATTAGTATATCTGTTCATGGGTATTGACTTGGCTTCGGCTCTTTCTCGGCATAGTGACTATACTGTGATGACCACCATTGGTATTGATGCCGATGGATACCAATTTGTTGTAGATATGGTAAGAAGAAAATGCAATCCTGCAGAGCATCCACAGATGATTATTGACCTCTACAAGAAGTGGCACCATCGTGGTGTATATATTGAGTCGCAATCCTATCAAGAAGCGTGTCGGCAGGCGGTAAGACAGATGATGTTGAAGGAAAATATCTATATTCCTGGAATTGAAAAGAAAATCACACATCGGACGAATAAGTCTCAGCGATTGATTGGTCTCGTACCGATAATGGCTCAGGGAAAACTTATTTTTCGACAGGGGCTCGATATTGAAGCAGAAAGGGAATTCTTGGCATTTCCCAGAGGGAAACATGACGATATACTTGACAGTATTTGGATGGCGTCAAACTTTGGTTTCAGACCTCCGAAAAGAAAAAATAGCAATGTTTCGGAGCAGAATGTTGCGAAGAATGGAGGTCGGTTGAGTTGGATGGTAGTATGAAGAAGAAAGAAGAAGATATCGATGCCGAAGGTATTGCCCGATGCATCGTTTGGACAAATAGAGTGGGAGCTGTGGTGAAAGAGTTGAAAGAACACGGCATCTCTGCCACAGACAACACAGAACTTATTCGCTTCATAATAGAGAAAGCGTTTCCAGGAGAAGAAGAACTCCTTCCTGGAAGCTCTGCAATTGGCTTCATAGGCGAAACGTCAGACCTATTTGAAGAAGATGTAATATCTGGGAGAACAAAGTGAAGAAAAAGAAAAATGTATTAAACTCAAAAGATACGGAATATGCCGAAGAAACTCAGGAACTGTTTGCGAAGTTCAGTTCTAGAAATAGAACTATTTGGGCAAATCAGGCAGTCGAGGACAGAGAGTTTCGCTATGGAAAACAATGGTCTGAAGAGGATGTTAAGATACTTGAATCTCGTTCTCAAGCGGCTCTTGTTATCAATCGTATTCATCCTGCAGTAGAGTTGGCAAAAGGTATTCTTACTTCCAATCATCCAACTTTTCGAGTAACTGCTGCAGAAGATTCAGACAATCAAACAGCGGGAGCAATGAATGGACTTATTCAGTATATTTGGAATATTTCGCAAGGTGACAGACAACTCTCCAAAGCAATAGATGACTTTTATGTCACGGGAATGGGCGTTCTACTTGTGTACATCGATCCTTATGCCGATGGTGGAAGAGGTGAAGTGAAATTCAAAGCAATCGATCCTCTTCAAGTATATATTGACCCGAATTCTCAAGATGAATTCTGTAGTGATGCATCTGATATTATCATCAGCCGCACTTACACCAAGGGGCAACTTCAGCGTTTGTACCCATCCTACACTGAAGCAATCGATACGGCAAGTGGAAACAGTTTTCGCAGTGATATGATCAACACTGGGAATAAGGGTGATAATCTTATCGTATTTGCCGGAGTTGAGAATCCGGATCTCTTCGATGGTGAATACATCCGTGGTTATGAGCGTTATACCAAGGTCTGGGTAGAATTGGTTCGAGTATTCGAAAGCTGGAGCAGGGCAGAGTATACTCTTACCCCTGAGAAGTTTGAAGAATACCTCCAGCGCCCAGTTTGGATTATTAACGGAAACATAACTACCGAAGAAGTTCTTGCTCGTCAGGCAGCAGAACGTCTTATGGCAGAGTATGAAAAGGCTCTTGCCCAATATCAGCAACTCATCCAAGTTGCTCAGCAAAATCCAGAATATGCACAAGCTATTGCGGAGCAGGGGATGCAACCCCCTCAACCTCCACAAATTCAGCAAGTCACAATGCTGGAACTTGCGGAGCAAGGATTGATTACTGCGGTAAAGGTGCCTATGCAACGGATTCAGATGGGTTTCGTTGCCGGAGACAAGACCCTTTACCGACGCTTGCTCAATTGTGAAGAGTATCCGATAATCCCGTTGATGAATATGCATACCGGTTCACCATACCCTCTGTCCGATGTCAGGCTGGTGAAAGATATGCAGAAATATATCAACAAGATTCGGTCTCTGATTGTTGCGCATGCGTCCACTTCCACAAACGTGAAAGTACTTGTTCCAAGAGGAACTGATGTGGAAGCCCTAAAAGAACAATGGGCTCAACCCGGAGCAATAATCGAACTTGACTTCACTGAAGGTCAGCCCGTTCCCGTAGCTCCACTACCAATGCCCAATGAACTCTATCAGAATGAGATCATGGCGAAACAGGATATCGACCACGAACTTGGTCTGTTTGAGAACATGATGGGAAGTCCTCAGGCGGCACCAGATACGTATCGTGGAATAATGATGCTCGATGAGTTTGGGCAGAGACGAATCAAAGTAAAGCAAGCTGTTATTGAACAAGCACTTACTCTCTTGGGTAAAGTTATTATCAGCTTCATTCAAGAATTCTACATTGCGGAGAAGATGATTCGGATATTGCAGCCAAACAACTCTCTCTCTGAATTCGCTATCAATAAGCGTCTCTATGACGATTATGGAAAACAGGTAAGCGTAATGAACGATGTAAGTGTAGGAAAGTATGACCTAATGGTTATTCCTGGTTCTACACTTCCAGCCAATCGTTATGCTCAGTTGGAATTCTACAGAGATATGTATCGAGACCAAATCATTGACAGAGTAGAAGTACTTAAGAAAACGGATGTATTTGATATTGAAGGAGTTCTGAGTCGTATTGACACTATTGAACAACTTCAGCAAGCACTACAACAAGCACAAGACAAAATTAAAGAGCTTGAAGGAGACCTTCAAACTCGAGAACGAGAACTTTTCC